AAGGTTTGATTGACTTGAAAAAGTACGATACGCAAGAAATTGCCAATCGTGTAGGCAAGTCAGGTACTTATGTTGCGCAGCGGTTAAAGCTGAATGACTTATCGGAAGATTTTCAAAAGGCTTTCTACGCTGACCGCTTGACGATAGCGACAGCAATGAAAATTGTCAAGCTTCGCAAGGTTGACCAGGATGAGTATTGGAATGAAGAATTTGAAGGAGAGACGGGGAAAATTGAAGTGTCGCCCTGGAACCTTAGGAAGTTCACCAATGATTTGAACGATGCTGCCTTTGATACTAAGGATGGGGAATTGTTACCAAAGATAGGAGCTTGCACCAACTGTGAGCATAACACAGCATCCAACACTTTACTATTTCCTGAAGACGCTTTGAACGCGAAGTGCATGTTCAGCGAATGCTTTAGAAATAAAACAGAGGTTTCTTACAAAAAGGTTTTGGAGGAAGCTAAAACAGATCCTCAGGTAATCTTAGTTTGCGATGAGTATTCCTTCTCTAAAGAGGCTAACGCTTTAATTAAAGCCGGTGAGAAAGTTTACAACAGGAACCAATATCATACTGAGCACAAACCCGATGCTCCGGACATTGAGCAGTATGATGTTCAGGATTACGATGATGAAGCGGATATGATGGCTGCCTTCCATAAAGACACCGCTGACTATCAAAAGGAATTACAGGAATACGAAAAGAAGGTATCCTCAGGAAAGTTTTTAAAAGCATTTATAGTTGGTGGCAATTATAAAGGCAAGTTCTTTTATGTCAATTTGAAAAAGGATGCAATGCCTAAAGGCGATGCTGATGCCACTAAGAAAAAGGAGAATGATGGCACCATCACAACTGAAGATATTGAACTGGAGCTTGCCCGGTTGAATGATGGTGAGAAGCGCAAGAAGGAATTAGATCAGGAAAAAATCCATGCGCTCGTTGGTGAAAAGTTTAGTGAACACAAAGAATACCTTCAGTCTGATGATCCAATAACCCAAATTGAATTGGTCGCTTTGATTTTGTTCATGAGTGACAACTATAACGTTTCGGATGCTTTGCACAAACGCCTGAAAATGCAAAGAGAGTGGTCCGGTGACGGCAAGGTATTGGTGAAGAAACTTTTTGAAAAAACACCTGCCCAGCTTACCGAGATTTTGAATAATGCAACTCGAGTAATGTTGATGAGTAAGTTCTCTCCAACAAAAGGCGCACCTAACCAACGCCCGGATGCAAGTGGTAGATGTTTCGTTTTTCGCGCTGTTGCTGAAAAATGGATTCCTGATGCTGTAAAAGAGATTGACATGAATGAATTGAACATTCGTGCAACTCGAGAACAGAAACTCGAAAAGCGAATCAAGCAACTCAACGAAAAGTTGAAGGAGTTAAAAGCAGCAGAGAAAAACAGCAAGGCTGTTACTGTAGCTGTAAAACCTGAATCATCAACAAAAAAGAAAAGTGTAAAGACACTCACCCAATAAAATGGTAATCAACGAACAAACCAACTATTTTGAAATTCGTTTCCCTTGGAGCGCACGGCTGTTAGCAGCCGTGAAGCTCCTGCCGGGGAGATACTGGCACACCGATACTAAAATATGGCGTGTTCCAATATCTGCTCGTCCTGATGTAGAGAGTTTCGCAAAAAGATACGGATTCACTTTTGGTGAACCTCAGGATGTGCAGCATGATTTTTCTATACCGGAACTTCCTGATTTGAATGTTCACATATCTCTTAAGCGCCAACTGTTCCCATACCAGGAGAAAGGAGTTGCTTACTGCTTAGATAAAAAGCGTTTAATTATTGGTGATCAGCCTGGCCTTGGTAAAACAGGACAGTCTATCGCTGCCATCACAGCCGTGGATGCTTTTCCATGTTTGGTTATATGTCCATCAAGTTTGAAAATAAACTGGCAACGTGAATGGGAAATATGGACTAACAAACGTGCCCGGGTGATTGATGAGCCGCTGGCCCGATATATGCACAGATGGATTGATTCAGGAATGATTGATGTGTTCATTGTCAATTATGAATCACTGAAGAAGTATTTCGTCCTGGAAGTGAATAAGCCGGACAATGGCAAGTTGACGCTCAAGCATATCAAATTCAGCAGCAAGAAAGATTTGTTCAAGTCTGTAATTATTGACGAGTCGCACCGGTGTAAGGATTTTAAAACACTGCAAACAAAATTCACGAAGGGAATCGCGGAAGGGAAGGAATACATCTTTGCACTTACCGGGACAGTGGTGGTGAACAAACCGAAAGACTTACTGCCACAGCTGGGCATCATTGACAGAATCAATGATATGGGCGGTTACAAATTCTTTACGCAACGATACTGCGGAGGCTTGAATGGTGCAAGCAATCTGAAGGAGTTGAATTTTAAGCTCAGCACCAATTGCTTTTACCGGAGAGACAAAAGCGAAGTACTGAAGGACCTGCCGGCAAAGATTCGACAGATTGTTTATTGTGAAATTGACGACACGCACAGGCGCGAATACGTGAAGGCAGAGGAAGATTTGCGCGAGTACCTTATCAAGTATAAGGAAGCATCAGACGAGCGTGTGGAATCTGCTTTGCGTGGTGAAGTGATGGTTCGTATCGGCATTCTTAAAAACATATCTGCCAGGGGCAAACTTGCAGATGTACGCGATTACATTCAGGAGGTTATTGAATCCGGAGAGAAGCTCGTTGTCTTCCTTCACCTGAAGGAAGTGTTTCACAAACTGAAAGCGCTGTTCCCAAATGCTGTTAGCATAGTAGGTGAAGACAATTCATTGCAGCGGCAACATGCTATTGACAGCTTTCAAAACAATCCTGATTGCAAACTGATATTATGCTCAATGCAAGCTGCCGGTGTTGGACTAACACTTACGGCTTCGTCAAGAGTTGCATTCGTGGAGCAGGGTTGGACAGCTGCCGGGCATGACCAGTGCGAAGACAGGTGTCACCGCATCGGACAAAAGGATTCTGTGCAGTGTGTGTACTTCATCGGTAAGGAAACTATTGATGAATGGGTTTACAAAATCATTGATGAGAAGAGAAGTATTGCCAATGAAATCACCGGTGCTAAGGATGATGTGCAGGTGGACGTAGTGGACAGGTTTGCTTCTCTTTTCAATATTCAAAAAAAGGAGAGCCAACATGCCGAATAGGATACTTAGAGACTGGACAGATAGTAAAACGATGAATTCTCTTGGATGGCAGGAGGAGGTTTTGTTTTTGAGATTGATTATGAAAGCCGATGATTTCGGATGTTACTATGCAGATTCAGTGTTACTGAAGTCTTTGCTCTTTCCAAGGAAGGACGGGTTAAGAACTGCCGATATAGACCGCTGGTTGGATAGCTTGAAGGCTGCCGGTCTTATCCGTAGTTACCAGGTAGATGGTGAACCCTTTCTAACCATTGTGAAATTCGGGCAACGACTGAGGCAACAGAGAAGACAATTCCCTGAACCGCCTGACAATTTCGGAGAGAATGAAATGTCAGCAGGTCGTCAGCAAGTTGTCAGCGACTCGCATGCAAGTAGTGGCTTGAATAGAAACGAAGTAGAAGTAGAAACAGAAGGTGAAGTAGAAAGCGTAAACACACACACAATTTCTAAAAAAAGTAGTTTAAAAAAATCCATAAATGAGGGTAAGCGCGACCACTTTTTCAGCGAATCAGAATTTTTTGAAGTTGAAAAATTCGTTGCCGCGTTCGATGGAACAGACTATGAGCATTGTGATTTATTGTATTACCGTGAACGCATGAAGAATTGGGCTGAAGGTAAAGGAGTTAAGCGTAAAGATTGGCTCGCGCAAGTCAGAAACTTCATGCTTGGCGATGCGAAGGAGAATAAATTAAGATTAAAAAATTCAAGTGATGGAAGAGAAACTGCAAACAACAAGCAACAACCAAACGAGGCCTGGGCAAGAGACGCCTTCAATAAAACTATGGCAGGATTGTGAGCGACTTGAAATCACAAGCGCAACACCGCAGGCATTAGTGATTGATAGTGATCAGCCATGTATTGCTTCGCTTGTGAAAGATGGCGATAAGAAAGAGGCTTACTCATTTATAATTCTTGAATTGCTACAGCTGTGTGCATTCTTTGGAGAGGCTTGGAATCCACAACAATTGCAACCCTTGGCGAGAGAAATATTTGCGCAAGGGTATTTCTTCAGGGTGTCAGAATTAAAACATTTCACCGCGCAATGCCGAGCTCAAAAGTTTGGTAAGATGTATGGAAAGTTCAACCCAGCAATGCTGATGGAGTGGCTTGGAACATATATCGAAACGCGATTTGAAATTGTTGAGCAGCAGAGGCAACTGGAGCATGATTCTGTTACGCACTCTGAAAAATCGGTTAGGTATAATCGAACTGACAACTGTGGATTTGATGAAGGAATGAGAAACGCGAAGGCTCAATTTGTAAAGGAGTCTGTAAGTAAAAGGGACGACATTTTATTGGAAAGTGAAAAAATGAAGAATGATACATCCGGGAGATAAAATTCAACTTAATGAAATCCGGGACCAGTACAACTACTTGGTCAGTCAAAAGTTTGAACTGGAGGAATTGGTAATTGGCAAGCACATCGAACAGAAGTCCGCCACGGAAATTTACAAAGTGATTGCGCGCCTTACGGTGGACATCAAGCAAATTGACGAGGCGAGGTTTAATTTAATTAAACAGAATTGAAATTATGAGAGAAAAATAAATTTTACAAGGCAACAAATTGATTGCTGAATTTATGGGCGGAAAGTTTTTAACTGCCGAACAGTTGAAATGGGCTGATGACTGCATAAAGTTTGAAGGCGAAGCAGCTATACCGATTAAAAAACATGATTACTCTACAACATGGGGGCTTCTAATGCCTGTTATTGAGAAAATTTGTAAGCATGTGTATGAAGAAATACCAATAGATGATGGTATTGAAGTTAGGATTGAAAAAGACAGAGCCTACATTAGAACTTTCGGAGTTTCGTGGGATGGCGATTTTATGGTAAGGTTCAATAGGCAAGCCCTTTGGCAGCATAAAACATTTATTGGCGCAGCATTCTTGGCAGTTATAGATTTTATTCAATGGTATAACTATAATAATCAAGGTTAGGCAATGACAGCCAATCAAATCCAAAAGTATTCCGGCAAATCGCTTGCGCAGTTAATTGTAATCGCCCAGCGCAGATTCAATAAGTTCATTCGTGTGAGAGATACAGGAAAGCCGTGTATCAATTGCGGTAAGCCCAGAACATTGCAAGCTGGACATTTCTATCCAACCTCTGACTATTCCCATTTGAGATTTAACGAGGATAACGTGCATGGGGAGTGCCTACAATGCAACTACTTCAACAGTCAGAGTCATTCTTATGGGTACCGGGTGAACCTTGAAAATAGAATAGGCAAGGAGCGTTTCGCAAAGCTTGAACTATTGGCTAAAACGAAATGTCGCAAGCAGGACCGGTTCACGCTTATTGATGTTATCTCCAAATACCCAAACTGAAAATTTTTCATTCGCTAAATTTCTTTCATTCATTATATCTTAGCCTTATGGATTCAAAGCAAGACTTGCTTAATTACATATCTGAAGCGCATCCGATGGGAGTTGAAATTCGATTCGACAAAGCAGCTGATTTGTTTACTGAAAAGGTGTATAACACAGAGGTTTTCTTGTTAGCGAAAGTGCTAAGTCCAAATTTGACCTATGACCAATTCATGCGTGAAGAGAATTGCGTTACTCATAAAAGAGTCGAAGACTGGTGCAGGGAAAACAGGATTGACTTTAACTATGAACCTAACCACGATAGATTTCAATTTGCTAAAAAGAAGCGAGAGGATGTAGATTGAATTTTTAACTTTGAAACCTAAGAATGATTCCTGATAAATCAAGTCCGTCCTTTACTTTAGAACAATGGCCATCTATTATTGATGGACTGGAATCACTCCAGGAGTTCAATGTTTTTGAAGAAACTTTTAGAACTGATGCGCTAAGAGGCAATTGGAGTATGAGAGATATTATGCCTCTTAAAGATAAACTGCGCGCAAAGCTCGCAGAACTTCAAAAATCAAAATGATTACTATTTAATCACATTGATTACTTTTGCTGTACATGCAGCAAGAACAATCTTCATTACAATTTGTCGAGTTAGAAATTAGTGCAATCGAATTCCCGGATTACAACCCACGCGAAATTTCAGCCAAAGAATTTAAGAAGCTTCAGCAGGATATAAAGAAAGATCCTTTATTCCTGAAGCAGCGGCCGCCTCTTATCAATCACATTTCGGGTGAGAATCGTTTTGTGTGTTATGCCGGAACGCAAAGAGCCAAGGCAGCAGCAGCCAATGGAGAAAAAACTATTTGGGCTTGGGTTGAAAAAGATGTGACCCGGGAAGTTCAGGACCAAAGGATGTTGAAGGATAATCTTCACAGTGGTCAGTGGGATTGGGATAAGCTAAAGGGATTCGACATAAATTTTCTTCACAATGCCGGTTTCAGATTTGATGAAATGGGAGGGTTGTTCACCGATAAGAACGCAGTCTCAAATGATAAGTTTGATGTTGAAAAAGCCCTTGATGAAATAAAAGCGCCATCAACCAAACCCGGAGACATTTACATTCTTGGAGAGCATCGCCTCATGTGTGGCAACAGTCAAAAGGAGGAGGATGTAGAAAAGCTAATGCAGGGAGAGCTTGCGGATATTCTGTATTGTGATCCGCCTTACAATATTGGATTGAGTTATGATAAAGGCATTAAGCCCAATGCAATAAAGAAGCGATACACGAACGCAGTCTTTTCTGACAACATGAGTAACGCTGATTACACTGCCTGGTTGATTCAGATTGTAAACAATGGGTTGGAGGTGTGCAAGAAAGATGTTCATGTATTTTTTTGGTGCGATCCTAAATTTATTGGATTAGTTCAAGATGCGTTCAGGATGTTAGGTGTTATGAATAAAAGCGTTGCCTTCTGGATTAAAGACCATTTCAACCCAGTCTTGCAAATGGCTTTTCACAGATTGATTGAACCATGTGTTTATGGTACCAAGGGAAGCCCGGCCCTGAACAATCAATTCAGGAACATGACGGAGATTCTGAATAAAGAAGTTGCCGACAGGAAAATATTTGATAGCCTGATGGACTTCACAGACACCTGGGTTGTGGCACGTGAAGTGAGTCAGAACTATGTTCACCCGACACAAAAGCCTTGCACTTTACATGAGAAGCCGTTGAACCGTTGCAGTTTTCCTGACAACATCGTTCTTGATTTGTTTGGTGGCAGCGGCTCTACACTTATGGCTTGTGAGCAGATGAAAAGAAAAGCCAGGTTGATGGAGTTGGATCCTGTTTTCTGCGATGTGATAGTTAGACGTTGGGAAGCATATTCAGGACTGAAAGCAGTGAAATCAAAATGAGAGAAAAGTTTAACAAAGTTAAAAGCAAGGGAGCCAATAAGAAGCCGGCAAAGAAGTCCATCAAAAAGACTGCTAAGAAACCTCCGTTTCCTGAATTAACACCTGAGGAGGAAGAGTCAAATCGTAGAGCAGACTGGGAGCATAACAATGAACTCATTTACTCTAACTACATAGCCATTGCGATGGAGAAGCGCAGAACTCCAAAACTCAAAGAGGTGGCCGAAAAAACCGGTTTGAGTGTTGTAACTGTGTGGAAGCATACTCAGGAGCCGGACTTTGACACGCTCAAAAAGAAGTATTCTGTTTTCGCTGATGCTGCATTGTTTCAACTTGCTGCCAAGGCTGCTGAAGGAAAGAGCCGGGAATGGTCGGAGTTGTTTTTCAAAGTGATGTTTGGTGTTGGAGATAAGAAGCAGCTTGATGTTACCAGCGGAGGTAAACCTATCAATTCATCAGACCTGTCTAAGTTATCAGTTGAAGATTTAATTGCACTAAGGCAGATGAAAGAAAAGGTTGATGATAAATGATTTGCTTTCTCTCAACCTTGTTGATATCGAAACCGAATTGTTCAAGCGTGGTAATTTCGACCACATCACTTGTCAAAAGGGAAGGAAGCATAAAAAGCAGGAAGAGGCTTTAAAAATCCTTACAGACAAAACTACAGTTGAATTTCTTTATGGAGGTGCTGCCGGAGGTGCAAAGAGTTGGACGGGTTGTGCCTGGCTTATGTCCATGTGTCTTAGTTACCCCGGGACTAAATGGTTTATAGGCAGGGAAGAGTTGAAGCGGTTGCGCGAATCTACTTTGATAACCTTCTTCAAAGTGGCGAAGAAGCATGGAGTCAAGAAAGATGTTGATTTCAAGTACAGGAGCCAAGGCAGTTACCTTGAGTTTGCAAATGGCAGCAGGATTGATTTATTAGACCTCCGCTTTCTTCCGGCAGATCCGTTGTATGAGCGTTACGGTTCTGTTGAATATACAGGTGGATGGATAGAGGAAGGTGGAGAAACTCACTTTGGTGCTTATGACACATTGAAGTCACGTATAGGCAGGCACTTGAATGATAAATACGGATTGCTCCGGAAGCTGTTCATTACCTGTAACCCTAAAAAGAATTGGCTTTACACCACATTTTATAAGCCCTTCAAAGCAAATGCACTTAAGCCATTTCAGAAGTTTATACAGGCACTGAGTGGCGATAATCCATTTGCAGAATCAGAGTATCAGGAAGCGTTGTTATCGATAACAGACAACAGCAAGAAGCAAAGATTGCTTTATGGTAATTGGGAGTATGATGATGATCCGCTGCGCCTGATTGACTATGAATCCATCACCGACATGTGGACTAATAGTTTTGTTCCTGCTGGCGAGAGATACATCACCGCGGACATTGCATTGCATGGAGCAGATAAGTTTGTCATTGGCGTGTGGTATGGGTTGCGGTTGGTTGATATAATAGTGTTCGACAAGTGCGAAGGACCAGAAGTTGAGGAAACAATAAAGATGTATGCAAATCTGCATCAGGTACCGCGCAGCAACATTGCTTATGATGCTGACGGTTTGGGAGCATTCCTTAAAGGTTATTTGAAAGGCGCGATTGCATTCCACAACAATGCGAAGCCTATCGATGATGAGAATTATGCAAACCTTAAAACACAATGCTATTTCAAACTTGCTGAAATGGTGAACACTTCAATGATGTATATTGGAGTGAAGACAAGCAAGGATATAATTATTCAGGAGTTAGACCAGGTGAAGCGCCTTGAAACAGATGATGATAAGAAGTTGCGCATCATTGATAAAGCAACAATGAAAGAGGTGCTGGGGCGTTCCCCGGACTATGCAGACATGATAATGATGCGAATGGTATTCCTATTGAAACCAAGATTCGGTTTGAGTTGGGCTACATCAAAATAAAAAGCCACCCATTGCTGAGTGGCTCTTGGAGACCTGCTGAGTATAACTACTGTACTCCTGCGCTGTTGCGTGAGGCGGGACTCGAACCCGCGACCTTTAGGTTATGAGCCTAACGAGCTGCCAACTGTTCCACTCCGCGCTGCAATAATAATCAATTTGATTATTAAATAATCTTTTTGATAACTTCGTGTTCTCATACATTTTTTACTTAAACAACATTTTTATGTCAGAAATCGTTACAAACGAAGACCAGCCAACAGTAGAGGATATTGTTGAATTACTCCAAGGCGTTAGCGGAGTAGTAGAAAAACTTATTAAAGACGGCAATGGAAATGCAGACAGCCGTTTGCTGATTATCTCCAAGCCGTTAAAAATCCTTTTGTTCAATCCTGCGCTTAAAGGTGATGAGGCAACACCGAGAGGTGAGTCTAGTGTTGGAAAGGTGGTGAAAGCTGCCGGAAGCACTATCACAAATGGTGAAAGCATTGCCAAAAACACTAACCATGTTCCTGTCGGGCAGGTAGTAACTAAGGCTGATTTAGTACAACCTGATAACAACACTAAAGAAAAGGCGGTGAAGGTTGACGAAGAAGATGCTGCGTTTTTTGAAACGCTTAAAAGTAAAACGGTTGAACAGCTGGCCGGTACTAAATACAGCAAGGATTCGCAAATTCTAATAATCAATAAGTTGAATGAAAACGGCTCAACTATTGAAGTTCTTGAGGAGGACACCAAGGCAACCCTTGCAGATAAAATATTCGCGGCATTGCATCCTGAACCAGCTAAAACACAAGAGTAATCAATGCTGATTCTCGAAGCTACACATCGCACTTCAAGGCAGGCAGTTCAGTTCTCTTTGCCTCAAACAATTGGTGATATTAAATTGAAGCGATTCATTGAGTATCAAAACACAATTGCACTAAAAAAGCCTGCAACCATGCAGGCTTATCAGGATGCAACAGAAGAGGAAAGGATTGAATTGCTTGCCACTTTTTCACCTACTGAAATATCGGTGGTGTGGATGGAGTGGCTTTATGATTTTGCAAAGTTCTGGACAGGTTTGTCCGAGGAAATGATTGCGCAGCTGCGCGAAGAAGAAATTCATTTCATTCATAAAGTAGTCAATACATCTATTGATGAATTCAGGTGGAATGAAACAAAAGACAGTATTCAACTTGGGGAGGAAAAATATTATTACCCTCCTGCTCCGGTGAATCCGCTTGTCAATCAAGTGGAGTTCATGAAGGGCTCAAGAATCATTGACACATTAGAGGCCTTGCAGTTTGAAATGTATTGGAAGCAGCTTGGTGAAAGCAAGTGGGCAGTGTTGCCACACATCATCGCTATTCTATGCAAGAGGCAGGGCGAGGAGTTGCCGTTGAAATCCCTTGAACGAGAAAAGTTCATAGCCCAACGCGCAAAGGAATTTGAGCAGTTACCACTTGATGAAGCCCTCAATCTTGCTTTTTTTTTGAGCAGTCGAAAACACACCTATCAAAAAGATTTAAGCCTGTTTTTAACCCTCAAACAAAAGGGGTTCGCAATTCCGGAGGGATTCAGCTTTGGAAAAAATATGGATTTCGAACTGTACTTGAAAGAATTGCAGAGAGCAAACTCTTTCTACAGACGGGTTTTTCTGCCAACGATAGCGCACAAATGGCAGAGTGTTACGAAGCACTTGACTGGATTAGTCTTCAAAATGAAAAAAACTTTTACCTGAGTGAATAATGGACGGTACCAGCATATATGAGATTTTCAGAGACATTGCAATTGTTCACTCTAATAGTGAAGAGTGGCGATCAGTGCATTGTTTTGGCGTTGGCTTTCTTGCTGACCTGAATACAGATAACTTAGAACAGTCTTTCTTCAGGAAGGAATATTTCTATTCAGAGAAATGGAATGAAGCCGGCAAAGATGCCAGCGATGTAAAGTTGGATTTTCCAATGTGCATGTTTGAGCCTGTTGTAAGTTCCGGTGAAATTGATAAAGAGGGAAAGCAAACCGGCAATAGAATTTTTAAGTGCACCATGTACATAGCTGACCTTTACGGCTATGACAGAAACAACGTTGATGATAGCACCTATGCAAAGAGAACGCGCGAAGCAATATGGCGCGATACTGAATTCATGGGGCTTCAAATGCTCAAAGAATTCAATCGTGTTGGATGGCTGTCACAACCTAAATTCAGCTTAGCGAATGGCGGCAAGTATGAAACAGATTCAATGTTCGATATCGCTAACAAGCGATTGGTTATTACCTCATTTGATTTCTCTATTACTATTCCCGTAGCGTGCTTAGATGGTTCATTCATTTCTCCTAATCCATTGCCTCCTTCTGCTAGTATTCCCATCGGGACTATAATCGCATGGGATGGCGGCAAGTGGGCGCGCATCAACCCCGGGCAGGCGGGTTATGTGCTTCAGACAAACGGTCCTGGAGAGTTACCTTCATGGGAGGAAGTGCAGGCGGGAGGAGGCGAGCCTTTGTTTGAGGAATGGGAAAGCACTGTTGCAGAGGTTGACAATTGGAATGAAGCATATTCATGGGGCGATCATGCTGGACTATATGCTTTGGTTGTACATAATCATGATGACAGGTATTACACCGAAAGTGAGATTGATACTTTGCTTTCTGATAAGGCAGATGTTGTAGACCTATACGCACACACTAGCGACAATAATAATCCACACTTAGTATCTTTAGAGCAGGCGCGTTCACAGGATAATTTCTTCATGGGTGAAGTGGATATGAACGGCAACAGGCTAAGGAATTTGCCTACTCCTGTTAATGCAGATGAAGCAGTTTCTAAGTCCTACGTTGACGGCTTAGTTGACAATACATTAAAAGCAGCGCAAGCTTTCACGCCTGTAGGTTCATATCCTACTACATATAATGGGCAGGCAATTCAAAAGGGCGATTCATTTAGGCTTAGTGCCGGCACAATTGGAGCCATCGTTATAGATGGTGAAGAATTATTGATTGCGCAAGTTGACACTCCCGGGCAAACACCTTCAAATTGGCAGATACTTGAAAGCAACAGAGAGCAATCCACGGAAAGTGTAAAAGGCATTGCAAAGATTGTTTCACAGGTTGACATTGAAAATGAACTGAGTAGCAATAACGCTGATATTGTTACTGCTCAAAAATTTTGGTTCGGGATATTGAGATTTATTGCGTTACCATGGACATGGGCAGCAAAACAGATATTCACACTTGCACCGCGCTTTTCAAGTGTAACAGCAAGTAAAGTTCTTGCTGTGGATGGAAATAAAGATTTGACAACTAAGGATGTTGATGCTACGCCAACAGGAAGCAGTGCAAACCTTGTAGAAAGTGGTGGGGTAAAATCAGCCTTAGATTTAAAAAGAAACTTTCCTGTTCAACGATCAGGCACTGCAATCACTTTAGAAACAGACGCTTTTTATGGTACCAGAACAACACCAGAAACGGGCAATATCACTATCAGTTACACAGGTGCTGTTGTTGGCGCGGAAGTAGTTGTTTGGCATCAACATTCATCTATCCCAACAATTACAGGTGGAACAGTAGTTTATGTTGGTGATAGAGGCTATAAAATCAATCAACCCAATGAGATTTTGATTTATGCAACTGCCAGCAATGCAGTTAGGTATGGTATATTGAATCAAACATAATGAGTAGTAGAAAAAAACTTCTTTTAAGTCAGTTTGGCAATTCACACTCCGTTCGTTTTGACGGTGTTAATGATTACGTTACAGCAGGTAGTGCGGCTGATTTTAAGTATTACCACGGGGCAACAAATACAAGTGCTTTCGCTTTTACAATATCTGTATGGGTAAAGTTTGATAACCCAAATGCTAATACTTTTCAAGTTATATTTGATAGCTGCAATACTTTGACTGCTAATGTTGGTATTACATTAGCTTTGGATAGTAGAACTGCGGTGCCGCGTTCTCGTTCTATTCAATCTTACATATATAGAGGAGTAGGAGGAACAGCCGTTGTTCAATCGGTATCCGTAAATAATGTTTATCCAAACTCAACAGGATGGAATCACATATTGTGGACGCACAATCAGGCTTTAGCAAGCGCAAACACAAACATATATGTAAACAATGTTTTAGTTACTACCACTAATAAAACAGGGCAAACGCCTTCTACCGCTAATTCAATTGCGGCTTTAAGGTTTGGGATTACAACATCAAACACTAATCCCATATCGGGATATCAATATCATCCAATATTTATAAATAAAGTATTGAATTCAACTGAACGCACTGAACTATATTCTAATCCATACAAGGATGCTAGAACTCTATCATTTGCAGAAAAAGTCACGAATGCCTACAGATTTCCAAACGGTGCAGCAGACTTTCCCGCGTGGACAGATTATCTAGGGGGCATTAACGGAACAATGACAAATCAATCTTCATCAGATATAATTTTAGATAGACCATGAGTATAAGAATCATTCACGGACTTAATAACATTGGCGACATGCTCGTTGATGCGCTTGCGTTTGAATTTTCGCAGCAAGGGCACAACAACACCGGTGCCGGCATTGAAAGTATTGTGTATGCAGTGCAGCAGTTCGGGAATGCTTTTGGGTTGGATTTGAGCTTTGAGAAATATCTAATTTATCAGGACAAAGGCGTTTCGGCTAGTAGAATTCCTTTTCAGATTGGCAGCGGAAAGAAGCAATCGAAGTACATTATGGCACTCACAAAGTGGGTGATGCAGCGCGGTATGGCAAGCAATGAGAAGAAAGCAAAAGGAATTGCTTTTGCAGTTGCGCGCAAGCATAAGAAGGAAGGAATGCCAACACGCAACAGTTACTTGTATTCGCGCAACGGAAGGCGCACAGGATTCTTTACGGACAACTATGTTTTCGGCAAAGTGAACGATGCAGTGGAAGCAATCATTACTGATTGGGCAATCGGAATTCTTGAAGATGCAATCAATGATACACAGCAATACATTTCTAAATCAAGAGCATTAGCAGCATGAGAAATTTATCTTCAGCACTGGCAGACAGTATTATTGAAACCCTTGAAACTGAAAACGCGACCATAGGTTGGCGCAAGGTTGCCGTTACAACATATTCGATAGTTCCGGTGGAGCTTGAAACGATTGAAATCTTTGACGCTTTAAGCGATGCAAAGAAACTTGAATACTTAGGTCAGGTTGTTATTGGTGGTGAATTGAATATGGAGTTGCCGGAGCCGGATGGCGAAACTCTTGCCATTACAAACATTGAACAATCCGGATGTGTAAGCGATGGAATGATAGAAATGTCATTAACAGGTTTGGTGTTTGGCTTTCTTACCACGGTTAATTTGATTATGTCGGTTGATGGCGGCTCTTATTCAAGTGTAGCAACAATTTCAAACGGCACTTCATGGACATTCTCATTACCTGAATCTTTGATTACAGGTTCATCAGCAGTAAAGTTTCAACTTCTAAAGGAGGCATTTTCTTCTAATGAATCAGAAACATTCACGGGCACTTGGTGGACAACCTGCATTGAATAATAACCTATGGCAACACTTATATCAAGACCAGAACAGATTGTTCATCCGGCTTACAGGTACCTGAATTATGCCTTCATCATGATTGACGGCATTCATTACGATTATGGAGCTGGCGAAGTTCCTTATGGTGCACTGTTCAACATTATTGTGAAGGGCGGAAAGTTTGCGCAGAACAACACTACAGTTACAGCATCTCAATTAACTACTACTGTATCAGCGCAGGCCAGCACTTACAGAATATATGTGCTCGACATCCAAACAGTTGTTCAGGATTGCTTAGATGTGGATTTGAATCTCCTGGGCGGTGGCGGTGAGTTTGGTGATAGCATGAGCGAAGTTGCAATTCTAGGAACAGTTCAAGGCGCTTACACTGATGCAGATGGCATATTGCAATTTACTGATGCTGTTGATTTGTTGTTTGAAGAAAAAGCACGTGTCATAAATGCAACAATGGCACACGATTCTTTTCAATTCACCACAACGCCTGTAGGCGCGTATCATTTCAACCTCAACAAATACACTTCATATTCAATATTCAGCACGTTTGGTTGGTTGCCAATGACCAATAAGCCTGACTTTTCGCGTGTGTGCCGGGGCGATAGTGAGTATTTGCATTACTACAGAGATTACGGACTAATCAATTTCCTTTTGATTAAAGAAAAGGATGGTGCCGGCAATGTTGTAAATACAAATACTCTTTACCTTCCAATTATTTCAGAAACAGAATCGGCACCGGTGACATATAACCGAAGCTTTGGAGTAGGTCCGAGAAACATTGAGGCAAAGTTTGGAGATCCTTTGCTTTCCAACACCGCTTCTTATGAGGTAATATTTGCTTTGAAGTTTGGAGATGGTGAAGATGATTATGTAGAATTTACTAAGCGAACTTATCTTGTTGAGTGTGATGAATGCTTTTGCAATGAAAGAATACGCATTCACTTTCTCAATCGCTTTGGAAAGGTAGATGTGATTTCAGTAAGAAAGACTAACCCAAAACTTAAAACCAAATCAACAGAGTTCAAAAAGTCGCTGGCAATACCTCACACGCTAAAAGATTATGGAAAAAGAAAGCAGAGTGTAGAAGTAGAAACTACTTACGAATACTTCACAGAGCAGCTTTCACCGCAGGAAAAAGTATTCATGGAAGAGTTTGTTTCAAGCCCTCTTCATTGGGTAGAAAGAACCGCTAATTATTTTGCTGCAATATTAACTCCGACTTCTTCCACATCTGGAAATGTATCTAAAGAGGGATACATGCCCGTAGTGATTGAAGATGCAACTTTTGAGTTTGATAAAGATGAGAACGATGTATTAAAGTTCAATATCTCATTAGCTAACGAAACACCAATTCAGCGGACATGACAAACTATTATGAGTTGCTGATGGATGATGGCGAATCGTTGGACTTATATGATGTCACTGAATTCCCTATTGACTTATCATTCTTTCTCCTGGACCCATCAAAGATTGAAAAGCGCGGAGGCGCAGCATCCAATACATTCAAAATTCCCGCGACAAAAAAGAATAACCTGAAGTTTCAGCACTTTGGCACTACAGGTGCTTATGGCAATGCTATAAGTGATTTCATTAAGCTGCGCGGCATCAGATTGAATGTT